CTTTACTAATCACATCATGCAACTGACCGCCGTTGTATAGAACCACTAAAACTAAGAAATAAAAAGAAATAGGGAATTGGTTGAATTTTTCGGGATTTGGCGGACGGAAACCATTGAAAATAGGGGCTTCAGCGAGAAAGCCCCTTTGTTTTATTTAAAGAAAAAGAAAAATAATGAATTGCGAAAAATGTGGCGAAAATGACCGCTTGCACCACTAAAACAACGAAAATAGAAAACGGATTTAAAAGCGTTTAAACGCCGTTTAAATTAAGCTACTTTACTCGCCTCAGATAGCTTACTCGCCTCTTCTTTATCTTGAATGGCAGCCATCGTTTCAGCTATATTCAGAATAGCCACACGTCCTTGCTCGTTTGCTGAACGAAAACATTGTATCAAATGCCACTCAATATTATTTAGTTCACTCGGGCGAGCCTTGCCGATTTGTGCAACAGCCTCCTCAATTAACGTAATGGCTTGTCGCAATTCATTAATGTTTACTGCTTCCCCCTTTAAACGCCGAGTTTTCAATTCCAAGCCAAACTCACCGCCAGAGGGCGTTTGTACAATAAAATCATCACGAGTTTGATTTGAATGCTCTGTTTGGCTCACGATAAACCCTAACGCTTGTTGCACGTTTTCTGGGAATGAAGTGTAGTGGTATTCAACAGCCCCACCTTGCACGCCGTCTTTATTTCTTTTTTGCCAGTTCTGAGTTCTAGCTCTTTTATTGATACCTTGTGGGGTTTTTGGAAGCCCCTGAATACCTGCCAGCTCACTAGCTGAAAACCATTCTTTAAAGTTTCCCATAAATCAACCTTTCAGAAACTCTGTTTCTAAAAAATAAATTATTCTTTAACTTGTTGATTTTAAAAGCTAATGCAAACTACTAAATATTAATTGCAAAAAAATCTTTTAGAAACTATTGAGTTTCTGAAAAGTTAAGTGTATAGTTTCCAAAGTTTCTAAAGAATAATTCTTATGTATAAGGATAACACATAATGACAACGAGTAACAAAAATCAAGATATGCACCGAGCAGATATTGTTGCGTCAGTTAGAAAAGCTGGCACAACTCTTGCGAAATTATCAACGGATGCAGGACTACACCCACGAACCTTGAATAACGCACTAGATAGAAAATATCCGAAAGGTGAGTTAATCATTGCGAATGCGATTGGCAAAACTCCACAGGAAATATGGCCTTCTCGTTACGAATAAGGAGGGCTTTATGAACGAATGGTTTTCAGCTAGTGATCTTGCAGGTGTGAAAGGAATGCCCAGTTCCCCACAAGGCGTAAATAAAAAAGCTAGACAGGAACTATGGCAGAAACAGCAACAGATTGGGAAACAAGGCAAAGCCTTTGAATACCACATCTCCAGCCTTCCCCCTGAAACTCAACAAGCACTTAGATTGCAAGCCGCTTTAGCGGTTGTGCCAATCGCTGAAATGACGGTGCAACAACCTAATTTAGAGCTTAGTCGCAAATTTAATGAAGCAAGCGACAAAGCACGAGAAAAAGCCAAAGCAAAAGCCGAAGCGTGCTTACAGCTTAAAGCCTTTCTCGACCAAGGCTTTCCAATGATGTCGGCAATTGAGGGAGCCGCAAAAGTCAAAAACGTGTCGGCAGGCTCTTTAAAAAATTGGTACTACAAGGTTCAACCCTACCCTGTCCACGAATGGCAAGCGGTATTGATTACGCAATCAGGCAAAGCGAAAAAACCAAGTCGCAAAGCCTTTATCGAGCAGGAAGCGTGGGACTGCTTTTTGGCGGATTATCTCCGCCCTGAAAAGCCTGATTTAAGGGAGTGTTATCGCCGAACTGAAGAAATGGCGAAGCATTACGGTTGGCAAATAGCAAGTTTACAAACCTTTCAACGCCGTGTCATTGAAGAAATCCCTTACGAAGTGATTTTACTGAAACGAGAAGGAGCAAATGCGGTGGCGAAATTAGTGCCGGCATTACAACGGATGGTGAAAGATATTCTCGCAGGCGAATGGATCAACGGCGATGGTTATCAACATAACGTCTTTGTGAAATGGCACAACGGCGAGATTGTCCGCCCGAAAACGTGGTTTTGGCAGGATGTGCGAACTCGCAGAATATTGGGCTACCGCACGGCAATTTCGGAAAACACCGACAGTATTCGTCACGCTTTAATGGATGTGATTTTTAGCTACGGCATACCGAAAACCATCACCTTAGATAACACCCGTGCGGCAGCGAATAAAGCAATGACGGGTGGCATTGAAAACCGCTACCGCTTTAAACATAACGAACTTGACCCGAAAGGTATTCTGCCGATTTTGGGGATTGAAGTGCATTTCACCAGTGTTTTATACGGTGAAGGACACGGGCAAGCGAAGCCGATTGAGCGTGCATTTGGACGTGGTGGCATTGGCGAGAAAGTTGATAAACGCCCTGAACTTGCAGGTTTCTATACAGGTAAAAACGTATTAGAGAAACCAGACAATTATAACGGCGGTAAAGACGGCGTGGACTATGAGATTTTCTTACAAGCCCTTGCCGCAGGTGTGGCGGAGTACAACGCACAATTAGACCGTAAAACCGAGCTGTGCCAACACGACAAAACCTTGAGTTTTGACAAAGTGTGGGAGCGAGATTACCGCCCAAGCAATGTAAGACAAGCCAGTCCTGAACAGTTACGACTGCTGTTTTTACAAGCCGAAACCATCAGTATTAAGCGTAACGGCGAATTTAAACTGAAAGCGGCAGGCAAACTTTACGGCTTAACCAACACTTACTGGGCAGAGAGTTTAATCGGCATCACCGATAAAAAAGTGGTCGCACGTTTTGACCCTGACAATCTACACGGCAACGTGTACGTCTATGACATTGAAGGCAGATTTTTAGCCGAAGCGATATGTCGAGAAGCGAAAGGGTTTAGCGATAGGCGTGCCGCACGAGAGCAAGGCAGGCTTTACCAAAAACTTGTTAAAGGTGCGAAACAACAAGCGGAAACACTTGAACTGCTTAATGCTCACGAGTTGGCAAGTTTACAACCACAGGTTGAAGTACCAGAACCGATTGAAGAACGAGTGAAAACGAAGCTGATTGATACCGTTATTCAAGACCGCAATGCATTACGAGTGGTGCAAGAAGAGATTGAAGTTGAAGAGGTCAATGAGTTAGAGCAAGGCTGGTTTGAACAAGGCTGGGAAAAAGGGCTAACGCTAATGAAAAAGGCGAAAGGACTGTAACTACAAGCGGTCAGATAATCGCAAAAATTTGCAAGTTTGACCGCAGAGAAAAACGGCTTAAAGCCTGATTTAAACAGGCTTTAAATGAAATTTAACCCCTCTTTAAAGGAGCAAAACAATGACATTAACAGGAAAAGCATACCGAGTAATTTTCAAGGAGCTCAAAGAGCAACAAGAGTGTGAATTTGAAAAAGCCTTTAACGCAGGTATTCAGCAACTTAAAAATCACCAGTATCAAACTCATGAAGCCATTCAGGTAACTGCGGAAATGTTTCAAGCTGAAAGTCTATCACTGCTGTCGCAAAAGTTTGAAGCGGTTGAGAGATTACTTCGCCTTGAATTAGGTCACGAGAGCTTTCGAGCATTGTTAATAGCGTATCACGACGCACTTCGTAACGCCATTTCGCATAAAGTATCAGCATAAAAGCGTTAGACGATTTGATGTTAAAGGCTTTGCCAAGCTTTACGCTGATTTTAATCGCTTCCTGATTAAATTCAGATGCAATGTAAAACAGATGAAAGTGGTTGTGGTAATGCCGCTCAATAGTATCAAAAAATTCAGGTTTCAATGACCAAATTAAAGGCTTCAGCGCACTGAGTTTTTTCTTACTTGATTTATTCGAGAAGATTTGTTGAGCAATCCGCAGGGCAATTTGATGTATCTCTTTTCGATCAGGTGCAGAGTAAAAGGACATAAAACCTCCAAATTCAAAAAAACAGGAACACTATTATGACACTAATTAACCAAATCAAACAACACATTGCCGACACTCAAAGCAGTCAGGCAAAAATCGCCAAAGAAGCAGGCATTAACGCAGGGGCGTTAAGTGCTTACTTAAACGAAAACTACAAGGGCAATATTGCAGAAATTGAAGCAAAACTTACCGCTTTTTTTGCAAAGAAAGAAACCGCAGAGCGTGAGTTTGTAGAAGCCCCTGCATTTATTGAAACCGCAACGGCTCGTCAAATTTTTAAAACCCTTGAGTTTGCCCAAATCGCTAACTGTATGGCGACGGTTTACGGTGCAAGTGGCGTAGGTAAGACCAAAGCGATCCAACAGTTCGCAGGCAGTCGTGCAAATGTGTGGCTAGTTACCGCAAGCCCAAGTCGCTCAAGCCTAAGCGAAATCTTGTACGAAATTGCCTTAGAGCTTGGGATTAGTGATGCACCACGTCGCAAAGGCACGCTCTCACGCTTGATTGCTCGCAAAATCAAAGGTACGGAAGGTTTGCTGATTGTGGATGAAGCCGACCACTTACCTTACGAAGCCTTGGAAGAACTTCGCATTATGCAAGAAGAAGCAGGAATTGGCTTAGTGTTAGTGGGCAATGACAAGGTATACAGCCGAATGAAAGGCGGTATTCACCCTGCCCACGAATACGCAAGATTGTGGTCACGCATTGCTAAAAATACCAGCATTCAAAAAACCAAACAGGCAGATACCAAAGCGGTGGCAACAGCGTGGGGGCTAAATGAAGATGAAGAAGCCCTAAAAGTGATGCAAAGCATTACCGAAACAGGCGGTGGTTTGCGAATTTTAACTCAAACGCTCCGCCTTGCAGGAATGGTGGCAAAAGGCACAAACAGCCTGATTACTGCTGATTTAATTGTTAAAGCACGCCAAGAGTTATTAGGCAAAGGAGAGTAACGATGAAAAAACAATACAACCCACTGGCAGGCGAAATGATGACCCCACGCAACAGCGAAGTTTATATGCACCTTGCAATGCTTGAGCTGGCGACCCTTGAATGTGAAGCCTTGGGTATTGAGGTAGAAAAAGTGGAATGGTTCGACACCGGCAGACCTCGCTTAGTGGCAAGAGATAACACGACCACACGCAAAATGGCACAAAATCAACGTGCATTTAATTATGGCACAGAAGTTAAAAACGGTACCCGCCGTTACTTAATGCAAATGACGATTAAAGGGGTGAAGGTGATTTGGAGCACTGACACCATTAAACATTAACCCACGCCAATAAGGAGAATATCAATGGCAAAACAACCCACAAAAACCCGAGTAAAACAACCAGCAAAACTGCGTTTTACCACGGAAGAGCAAGTGCAAAGTGCGATTAAAGAGATCGGGGATTTAAGTCGTGAACATACCCGTTTAACAACGGAGATGAACGATATTATCGCAGAAACCAGTGAGCGTTACGCCCCCGAGTTGAAACGTTTACAGGCAGAGATTGAGCCGTTACAGCAAGCGGTGCAGGAATACTGCGAAGCACACCGTGATGAATTGACAGAAAACGGCAAGAGTAAAACCGCTAACTTTGTGACAGGCGAAGTGCAATGGCGACAACGACCGCCTTCTGTGGCAATTCGTGGGGCGGATGCGGTGCTTGATTTTATGCAACGTATGGGCTTTGACCGCTTTATTCGCACCAAAAACGAGATCAACAAAGAAGCCCTACTGCTTGAGCCTGAAGTGGCAAAAGGGATTGCTGGGGTGACGATTAAGCAAGGGGTGGAAGATTTTGTGATTAAGCCGTTTGAGCAGGCAGCTTAAAACCCATTTAAACGCTCTTTAAACCCGATTTTAAGGGGCGTTCATAATGTGTTTTAACGGAGGAAAGTATGAAAACGCAAAAATCAACATCAGAGAAAGTTTTTAATCGCTATCTCTATTATGCAACTCAAGCCGTAGAAGCGGAGCAAAATGGCAAATTTAACCATGCGATTAAACAGTGGGAAGTAGCGAAGTTATCGGCAACAGGCGGTAATGTGGCGTGGTGTGAGGCTCGCATCGCACATTGTAAATATATGCTAGAGCATCCCTCACGTTGGAGCAAGTAATGATGACCGATAGCGAAAAAGGACAAATAAAAGACCGCTTGTATGACCTGATTGAAAAGCTACAAGGGGCGACGGAATTAGTCGAAATGGACGATTTGGCACTGGCTGGCGTGGTTTTGATGGACGTGGCTGGGCAGATTCAGAGAGTGAAGCTTAAATTATCAACTAACCAAGAGGAAAACTAAAATGAAAAACAGTGATTTTATTCAAATGACACAATGCTCAATGTACAGCATTAAATTTCCGCACGATAAATTTGTGGAAACGATTGAAGCTGCACGCTATCCAGACCGAGGCGATGGCTTCAGTGTTGAAGTTGTTAAAAATCCACTCACAGATAATAAAGTACAGCTATTGGGAGATGGATATTTCTTTACGTTACGCGTGAATTATCAAAAATTCTCCAAAGAGATGCTTACAGCTAAAGTGGCAGAGCTTCAAGAGGTACGAAATAAAGCGATTACAGAAAATTGGTCAATAAAAGATTTTGTCGAACACGCAAAAGCCAGCTTAAGAATTGAATCCCCAACGTCTAGCGAAGAAATGAACGTGTTTTACAGTCCCGAAAAAGAGCTACTTATCGTCAATAAAAGCTCGAAAAACTGCCGTACGGCATTAGGTCTTTTAATTGAGTCTTTTGGTTTAGCCGGCTTTCGTAGTGTAGTGGTCTCAGATGAAAAATTAGGGCTGACCAAGCGTTTGCAAAAATATCTGACCGATTACACGCCAATGTTTAAATACTTGCATTTTGAACACGAGGCGACACTTTATAAACGTAATGGTGATGATGAATCTCACTTACTTTGCCGTCATTTAGACAATGAAGAAAAACGTAAAAAAGCGAGTGAAGCTCTAGAGCAAGACTACCGAGTACAGTCTGTGGCAATGCGATATGACAATGGGATTTTTCGCACAGACTTCAAATTAACAAGCAATTTAAAAATTCGCTCAATGAAATTCCCAGAATATAGTGATGTAGCACGCCAATTAAATAACCCGAAAACAGCGGCTAAATCTGCTGTAATGTTGGAATATTTAGGGCAACAATTTGAAGCATTATTAAAAATTGCCGAAAGCACAGTACTTGAATTTGTGGACGGCACGAAATTAGAAGGCTTTGTATAAAAATGGCAAAAAATGACAGTTTCAATTGATTAAAAAATATTTAACTTAAGGAGGAAACTATGTAACCGCTCACAAAACTCACACCGCCCCATTTCCGTTTATGGTTGAAATAGCTAATTAGTCACGGGGCGGTGTAGCCTAAAGTGAATAGTCAAAAGCGATAACATTTTTGACTATTTATTTAATGACGGGAGGACAAATGAAAAACGACAAAAGCAAACTGATACAGCTGATTCATATTGCTAAAAGTCAGTTGAATATCGACGATTTTAGCTACCGTGAAATACTCAAACGGCTGACGAATAAAACCAGTTCTACCAAGTGCACGGTGGTAGAACTCCACAAGGTACTACACGAACTGCAAGGCAAAGGTGCTAAAGTGAAATGGTTTGCAAAACGTGGGGAAAAACCGACCGCTTACAGTCCGGCTACCGGCGAGGTGAAAGTTAAAAGCGAGATTGCTCATAAAATCCGTGCTGTGTGGATTCAAATGGGCAAGCACGGGTTCTTGCGAGATGCCAGCGAAAAAGCGTTAAATGCTTATATGCGCAAAGTTATGAACCAAGGCAAAACGGTGCTGACGTTAAATGTGGGGGCGTTGAAGGGCGATGAAGCAAGCCGATTTTTGGAAATTTTGAAAAAATGGCATAAACGTGTGATGGTCAAAGCCCTTACCGAAAAAGGCTACGAATTACACTCTAAAGCCAATTATGACGCAACGGTGGAGTTTTACAATGAAGTTATGTAGATGTCCTATTTGCCACAGTGATTTACATCTTGAAGCGATGATTGAAGATGAAGCCGGGCGTGAGTTATTAGCTGAAATTTCGCAGCTGACCCACGGTGTAGCAAAGCCGATGGTCGATTACTTAGGCTTATTTAAGTCAGCCATAAGCAACCTCAACAACGCCCGAGCCTTGAAGATATTAAGCGACGTGTTAGACCTGCCTTTGCTCGCTATTATTGGCTTAAGCCTTAAGCGAAACGGTGGCAAGCCTACGCAAAAAACACCAACAAGCCCTTTAAACCTTCCCAAAGGCGGTTCATACCGCCTTTTTATAAGCAAACCAAATAAAATTTCATTTAAGTTTTCAGTAAATTATGCGAGTATTAGCCCTAATCTTCTAGGGAGTTTTATATGAAAAATGAAATACTTGAGCGGAATTTCTTTGAAAGTTCAACACAATATCACCCATCAAATTCAGATTTAATTACTCACACTAGAGATCTTTATAGGCTAGAACGGCTCGCTACTCAATATAAAAATGTAAAAGATTGGAACCGAGCTTTATCTTGTTTGCATGAGGCCAAGAATAGCCTAGAAAGTATGGATGATCCACATTATGCTGATTTAGCTTTACGTTTAGCTTTATATTTACAACAGGCTGGCAGATTTGAAGAAGCTAAATTTGAACTGCAAAGCTTAGTTGATGACTTAGATTATATAGTGTCTATAAAAATTAGACATCATAGTGAAGATGACGATTATAATGTATACGAAGAATGGGCAGAGAATTTACTGCTGTCTGAAATTTTTGATACTGCAAGAAAAATCTATAAACGAGAAAAACATAAGGCTGAATCTGAAAAATTTGGAGACTTAGCAATATGGCATAGAGAAAAGTCTAAAGAATGCAGTGCTTACCTTACGGAACAGCGTAAGACTAGGTTAGAAGAGATGGAGAAATATAGAGAAGCATTTATAGAAACTGATGTACAAGAAGACTTACCTGTAAAAGAGGAACGCAAAAAATCATTTTTTTGGCTATGGACTATTTTAGGTTTCGTTGTATATCTAGGGATAAAAAAATTATTTTCTTAAAAATCTATTATCGAAGGGCGGTTTATACCGCCTTTTTTCTTGCCTTACATTGCCCCTTTTTAACTTTTTTATTTTTTACCAAGCCTTGATATATCAGGCTTTAAGCCACTTTTTGCAATGTAGCAAGGGAAATTGTGCTAGTGGGAAATTTAAGGTTGTGTACAATAGACACATTGATAAATGAATTGGGGTAAGCTATGCCGCAAACATTACAACAAACAGGATTATTTGATGATGAACACGCCGATATTGGGGCGTTGTTCGACCATTTAGACCATATTCCTGATGTGGAATTACAAAATCGTTGGCCATCATTGCTTGTTGAGGTCATTGATGTAATGCAAGCGGAGCTATTACGCCAAAATTTTGCAGCAGATAAGGCAAAAACGACCGCTTCTAAGCTCGTGGGCGTGATGGCTCACTATTTTGGTGGCAAATCGTTTTATTTGCCCGCCGGCGATAAAATCAAAGAAGCCTTGCGTGATGTGCAAATTTATGCGGAATTCGATGGGAAAAATATTCCCGAATTAATCAGAAAATATCGCTTGTCGCAGACTACTATTTATGCGATCTTACGCCAACAACGGGCGTTACATCGCAAGCGTTATCAAAAAGAGTTACCTTTAGTTTGAGTAGTCGCAAACTCAAACTCATTCCCAAATCATTAAACTCCAACTATCAACTTTAAATTGACAGTTGGAGTTTTTTTATGTCCTTACCTATCACAAAAATCGTGGTGCATTGCTCTGCGACAACTAACGGCAAAAGCCTTGCACAACAAGGCAAATCATCGGCACAAATCATTGACAGTTGGCATAAAGCACGGGGCTTCCGTCGTTCAGCTAATGCAGTGCGTCACTTTAACTCTCATCTCTCGCATATTGGTTATCACTTTGTGATTGATGTAGATGGCACGGTCGAAACCGGGCGTCAGGTTGGGGAAATCGGGGCTCACGTGCGTGGGCATAATACTCATTCTGTGGGTATTTGTTTGGTCGGCGGCGTGGGGGAAGGCAAGGAGAAAAGCTACGCTCGTTTTACGACAGCACAATGGCACGCTCTTGAGTTGTTATTACGACAATTAGAAGCCAATCACCCTCGAGCAAAAGTATATGGGCATCGTGATTTATCCCCGGATATTGATGGTGATGGTTCTATTACGCCTAACGAATGGGTAAAAACTTGTCCTAATTTTGATGTATGGGAATGGCTTGACCGTGGTGAAACCGTGTTTGTGGAACATTTATTTAAGGAATAACAATGGCTAAGTTTTCTGAATTGATTACCAACGACAATGGCAGACTATCGACCACTGCTTTTATCCAGTTCTTTGGTGCCATTTTAATGGCAATTATCTTGGCGTATTCGGTGTATTTAGATCGTGCCAACGTGGGCGAATTATTTACTGTATTTGCCTTGTTCTGCGGTGGACAAGTTGCGACCAAGGGTTTTGCCAACGCATTACAACGTAAGGAATGACTATGATTGTAGAAAAGATTATCCCTCTCGCTTTATTGGCTGGTTCTTTGGCGAGTTTTGTGGGCTATAAAAGTTGGCAAGTAGCAAAAGCCCGTAAAGAAAATGAGAAATTAAATGAGCAAAACCATCAGCTACAAACAGAAAAAGCAGTGGCAGAAGCTCAAGTGAAAAATTATGAAGTGAGAAAAAAGTATGAAGAAAATATTAGTCGCTCTAGCCGTGACAGCATTCTTGACCAGTTGCAGCAAAACGGTGACTTACGAGGTGACGAATAGTAGTTGTGCCGGCTTTAATTTAATTAAAGCCAGTCGTCAGGATACAACCGAAACACTACGTCAAGTCTTAGTGCATAACAATACTTATCGACAAATCTGTGATGTCGGTAAGAAGAATGAGAAACAAAATGAGTGATGATGTAGATCGTATTATGGAGCAGGACGAGCAACTGCTTTCGCTCCAACTTGCCCCACATTTAGAAAATCAATTATCCGATGATGAAATTGAACAGATTGCGTTAAGTGGTCGTGATTGCATTGAATGTGGCTTACCTATTCCTATTCAACGTTTACGAGCTGTGCCTTTTGCCGTGCGTTGTATCTGTTGCTGTTGCCAACAAGATTACGAGGACGGCAAATGATTGAAGTATTAGATACGCTGAAAGCCCACTGGGGCATTATTTTAACGCTGGCTGGACTGTTAGCGTCTGTCTTTTGGTTAAAAATGGACAGCCGCTATGTCAAAAAAAGTGATTTTTCGGAGTTAAAAGAGACGGTGACGAAAACCACGCACCGAGTAGATGAAGTCGAAAATGAGTTGTTACATTTGCCTAGCTCAAAGGATGTGACTGATTTACGCATTGCGGTGGTGGAGATGAAAGGGGAAACGCAAGCCTTACGCACTGAAGTAAAAGGCTTGTCGCACCAAGTACAGTTGTTGATTGAAAAGGAAGTAAGTAAAAAATGATGAAAGATATTTTTACCCAAGACCAACGGCTTGTGATTTTGCGATCATTGGCTGACGCTGGCTACGATGCAAACGAAAGCATTTTAGATGACTGCCTTGCTCTCTATGGGCATAAAATTAGCCGAGATCTTGTCCGTAATCATTTAAACTGGCTTGAAGAACAAGGGCTAGTACAAATCGAACGTTTACAAGGCAATTTTATGGTGGCTAAAATTACTCAGCGTGGTTTAGATGTGGCTAACGGTGAAGCTTTTGTAGATGGTGTTAAACGCCCTCGTCCAAAAATTTAAACGGTTTTTAAACGATATTTAAGGAGCGTTTAAATGATAGAAAAAAACACTCGTGGACGTGCCAGTAAGGTCGATTTATTACCACCGAATATTAAAACTCAGCTTGCGATGATGTTGCGTGATAAGCAGTATTCGCAGGCTGAAATTTTAGCCGAAATCAATGACTTAATTCGTGATTGTGGCTTACCTGAAGAAATGCAGTTGAGTAAAACAGGGTTAAACCGTTATGCCAGCAGAATGGAAAAAATGGGAGCCAAAATCCGACAAAGCCGTGAGATTGCGGAAATTTGGACGAAGCAATTTAGCGAAGCACCGCAGTCAGACATTGGCAAAATGTTGATGGAAATCGTCAAAAACATTGCCTTTGAAACCTCGCTTGGAATGAGTGAAGATGGCACGGCAGACCCGAAATCTATCGCCTTGCTTTCTTCTGCTGTGCAACGTTTAGAGCAAGCGGAAAGTTTGAGCTTTAAACGTGAACAGGCTATTCGGAAAGAAGTGGCGTTGCAAGCAGCAGAAACCGCAGAAAAAGTGGTGGTACAAGCTGGGTTATCGCAAGCAACAGTCGCACAACTGAAAGCCGAAATTTTGGGGATTGCATAATGAAACTGCCTGATTTTATCCCTTTTGACCCGAATGAATTGTTGCTTGGGTATCAAAAACGTTGGATTGCTGATGAGAGCCAACTCAAGATTGCGGAAAAATCTCGCCGTACAGGTTTAACGTGGGCGGAAGCAGCTGATGATGTTCTGATTGCAAGCCGAAATAAGTCTGATGGTGGCTCAGATGTGTTTTATATCGGCTCAAACAAAGAAATGGCTCGTGAATTTATTGATGCTTGTGCAATGTGGGCAAGTAAATTCAACCGTGCAAGCGGTCAAATTCAAGAAGAACTTTTCGAAGATGAAGACAAGGATATTTTAACTTACGTTATCTACTTTGCTTCAGGTTTCAAAATTAAAGCATTGTCTTCGAACCCGAAGAACTTGCGTGGTATGCAAGGGGTGGTTTGTATTGATGAAGCCGCTTTCCACGAGAAGCTTGCTGAAGTCTTGAAAGCTGCACTTGCACTAACAATGTGGGGAGCGAAAGTCCGCTTAATTTCTACCCATAATGGTGTCGATAATCTCTTTAATCAGCTGATCCAAGATAGCCGTGCTGGGCGTAAAAGTTACTCTATCCATACGATTACCCTTGATGATGCTTGCCGTGAAGGGCTTTATCAACGTATTTGTCAGGTAAGTAAACGTCCGTGGTCAGCGGAATTAGAAGAGGAATGGAAATCAGGATTATTGCGTGAAACCGCAACGGAAGAAGATGCTCTCGAAGAGTATTACTGCGTGCCAAAACGTAGTTCTGGCGGTTATTTGCCCCGTCCGTTAGTGGATAGAGCTGCGGATAAAAACAAGGTGATTTTACGTTTTGAATGCGATGCTCGGTTTATGGAATGGACTGAAGAAGAGCGTGAAATTTTAACGTTGGAATGGCTGTTAAACGAGGTTTTACCTGAGTTAGAAAATCTCAATAAAGATTATCGTCATAGTTTTGGTGTGGACTTTGCTCGCTCTGGGGATTTGAGTGTTTTCGCCGTGGTAGCGACATTACCCAATACTGCTCGCAATGTGGAAATTACCCTAGAAATTCGTAACTGTCCATATAACCAACAACGACAGATTATGTTGTTTGTGTTATCCAAATTGCCCCGTTTTATCGGTTCTGCCTTTGATGCCACCGGTAATGGAGGCTATTTAGCTGAGGCTGCCTTAATCCGTTATGGTTCGTCGATGGTGGAAACGGTGCAATTAAATGATAAATGGTATCGGGAGTGGATGCCGAAATATAAAGCCTTATACGAGGCAGATTTAATCCGTATTCCCAAAAATGAAGAGATCATCTTAGACCAAGGTCATATCGTTGTGATTAACGGTGTGCCGAAGATTGATAAAAATCGCACACAAGGCAAATCTGGCAAACGCCACGGTGATAGTGCCGTTGCTTATTGTATGGCGGTAAGAGCAAGTTATATGACCGGGGGTGAGATTGATTTTATTCCGCTACCCGCTAAACATTCCGATGATAACAGGGATGATGACAGTATTTTTCGTTCAGAATGGGATTATTAACAATGAAAACCAGCACAATTTTAGATATCCACGGTAATCCGTTTCGGTTTGAAGACACGCTACAGACGGAAAATGAGAGCCGTTTGGCCGCATTACAGCACCACTACAGTGATCACCCTGCCAGTGGTTTAACACCGATGAAAGCGGCTCGTATTTTACGCAATGCAGAGCAAGGAGATTTGGTCGCACAGGCAGAGCTTGCCGAGGATATGGAAGAAAAAGATGCCCATTTGCAATCTGAACTCGGTAAACGTCGTGGAGCAATATTGAACATAGATTGGCAAATTGTGCCACCTGCTAATGCGACGCCCGAAGAACAGCGTGATGCGGAAATGATTGAAGAAATCTTGCGTGATGCAGTGTGGTTTGATGACTGTATTTTTGATGCTACCGATGCCATTTTAAAAGGCTTTTCTTGCCAAGAAATTGAGTGGGAAACGCACGGCAATATGACCTTGATTAAAGGTGTACATTGGCGTGATCCAGCGTGGTTTATGACCCCGCAATTTGAGCGTAACAGTTTACGTTTACGAGATGGTTCCGCTCACGGTGTGGAATTACAGCCTTTTGGCTGGGTGAAACATATTGCTAAAGCCAAGACGGGTTATTTAAGTCGTATTGGTTTGGTACGTACTTTGGTTTGGCCGTTTATTTTTAAAAATTATTCGTTGCGTGATTTTGCGGAATTTTTGGAAATCTATGGCTTACCGTTGCGTTTAGGTAAATTCCCTGAAGGGGCTGGCGAAAAGGAAAAGCAAACATTATTGCGAGCGGTGATGTCTATTGGGCATAACGCAGGCGGTATTATCCCAAGAGGCATGGAGATTGAATTTCAGAAAGCGGCAGATGGTTCCGATGCCACCTTTATGGCAATGATTGACTGGGCAGAAAAGTCAATGAGTAAAGCGATTTTAGGTGGAACGCTCACCAGCCAAGCAGACGGAGCAACATCAACCAACGCTTTAGGTAATGTGCATAACGATGTGCGACTAGAAGTACGCAATGCAGACTTAAAACGCCTTGCTGCTACCTTAACTCGTGATATTGTTTATCCGCTTTATGCCTTGAATTGTAAGTCGTTTAATGATGCTCGCCGTATTCCACGCTTAGAGTTTGATATTGCAGAAAGTGAAGATTTAAACGCTTTTGCGGACGGCTTAAATAAATTGGTGGATATTGGTTTTAAAATTCCTAAGCAGTGGGCGCACGATAAATTACAAGTGCCGATTGCCAGCGAAAATGAAGAGGTGCTTGCAAGAAATCAACCTAATCCGACCGCTTATCTTAATAGTCAATCTCATCAGAAAATGGCGGTGTTATCCGTACAACGTGATCCTGATGATTTGCTTGAAGCGTTAGAGCCGTCGGCGGAAGCTTATCAAGCTATTATTGATCCGATGTTGAAACCGGTAGTGGAAGCGTTAGCCGAAGGCGGCTATGAATTTGCCCAAGACAAATTAGCCAGCCTTTATGCCGATATGGACGATAGTGAGTTGGAGAAAATCCTTACTCGTGCCATTTTTGTGAGTGATTTGTTAGGACGAGCCAATGCCAAACGATAATAACGAGCTTGATATGGGGTATGTATTACGCCTTGAGCCTGAATTAGCCGTGGACTATTTAAAGGCAAAGGGCGTGAATATTACTTGGGACTGGCACGAGCAATTAGCAGAAGCTCACGCTCGGGCTTATACCGTTGCAAAAGCGACTCGGGCAGAAGTGTTAGATACGCTTCGCTGGGCAACGGAAAAAGCGATTGCAGACGGTGTGTCGGAACGTGATTATATTAAAAACCTTGAACCTATGTTAAAAGAGTTGGGGTGGTGGGGAAAAACCGTGGACGAAAACGGCAACACAGTGCAGTTAGGTAGCCCACGCCGTTTAAAAACCATTTTACGCACGAATAAATCGACCGCTTACCACGCCGCTCGCTATGCCACACAAATGGCAAATGTGGATGAGCAACCTTACTGGCAGTATGTTGCCGTCAAAGATAGCCGAACTCGTGCCAGCCATTTAGCGTTGCACGGCAAAGTTTACCGTGCTGATGATCCGATTTGGCAGACGATGTATCCGCCAAATGATTGGGGATGTCGTTGTCGAGTGCGTGCTTTGAGTGAGTTTGCTCTTAAAAAGCAAGGGTTGAATGTGTCGGAAAGTACAGGCGAAATAAGTTCAGAAACCGCTATTGCCGGTATAAATAAAGACACGGGTGAAGAAATTCGCACTACGGTGAGCAAAATTAGAACCGACCAAGGTGAGATGAAAGTCGGTGCAGGTTGGAATTATAACGTGGGGTTTGCAGCATTTGGTACTGATGTGGCTGTGTTGCGTAAGTTGCAACAAGTGAAAAATCGGGAGTTACGGCAACAGACTATTCAGGCAATTAATAACAGCGAAGCACGGCATAAAGCCTTTGCGGAGTGGGTCTTTACCCATCTTGGTAAACGTGGGGCGAGTTGGCGATATATTTCAGCAGGATTTGTTTCAACAGAAATTTCGGAAAAAGTAGCTGAAATTACTCAAAACAAGCTGAAACCTGAATTGGTGTTAGTAATGGCAGAAAAACGATTAGAACACTCTAATAGTAATAAGCACCATCAAGGTGGAGTTGGTTTAAGTGTTGAAGAATACGCAGAGCTATCACGAATAGTTGCTAATCCTAGTTTAGTTCTTTGGGATACGTTAGAAGGGCATAATAATTTAATTTATATCAACCAAGAGCGTACTATTCAAGTAATCGTTGATGTGCCAAATAACCATCCAATTAAGCCAAAAGAAAAGGTTGATGCGATAATCAATGCTTATAAAGTCAATATGGATAATGTAAAAAGACAAGTTTCAGGTGGGAACTATATTGTGATTAAAGGTAAACTTTAAGTGCTATGGTGGGGGTCGAACCCACGATATACATATGCCATTTTTAATGGGAATGCTGCGTTACCATTTCGCCACATAGCACTTACTGTTGTGATTAATTTACGCCTATATAATAACAAAGTCAAATTTTAAACGGAAATAATCATGCATTTAGAATTTAAATTTGATACCCGTGCCATTCAAAACAAATTTAAAAAGCTCACGGAAACAGTCGAAGGGCGTAATATTACTCGCAAGATTGCCGGTGTTTTAATGCAAGAAGCGGAAACAGCTTTTGACAAAGAGCAAACGCCTGAGGGTGAAACGTGGGCGAAGTTGGATGAACGTTATAAAAAATATCGGCATAATAGAGGTTACACAGGCAATATTTTACAAATATCCGGTGATTTGGTAAAAAGCCTTAACATTGATTATGGCGATAGTTTTGCGGTGATTGGTGCTTCAGAACCTTATGGGCAATTTCACCAAATGGGTACAGCGAAAATGCCTGCTCGTCCGTTTCTTGGTTTGGGGAATGATGGTGTGGAAGAAATTACGGCTATTTTAAACCGTGAATTATCGAAAGTCGCTCAGGCTTGATGTAAAATAGCGAAAAACATCACAGAAGCACGCTAAGCGAATTTTATTGCTTATTGGTGTTCTTCTTCGGTCAAAATAATTTAAACGCTTGTAGGGCGATTTAAACGGCATTTAAACGGTATTCCGTTATTACAGTTCTATTCTTTTTGTTGCCTTCGAGAAATCGGAGGCTTTTTCATTTGAAACACCGCAAACTAACCTTTTCCTTTTTCCTGTCATTATGGGGCTATGAAAGTAGATAAATGCCCTTTAGCCGTATTAACGGCACAGCTTACAAGCCCTGATGGTTGGCAACAACTTTTGCCTAAAGGTGAATTTCGGGCAAGAGATGGTCGTCCGACCGATGTACCACATTGGTTTATGGATGAAACCATTGCTAACCGATTAATTCAACAAGCTAAAACACTCAAGCAAGACATCTTAGTCGATTATGACCACGCTACTCTGCTTAAAGCCAAAAAAGGCCTTGATGAGGGAAATGTGGTTGCTGCCGGTTGGTTTAGCGATGGGGAAATTCAATGGTTTGATGATGACGAACGTCAAGGTTTATACATTAAGCCACGTTGGACACCCAAGGCTTATCAGCAAATTAAAGAGGGTGAGTTTGCTTTCCTTTCTGCCGTTTTCCCTTACAACGAAAAAGGCGAACCATTAGAAATCCGAATGGCAGCTCTAACTAACGATCCTGGTGTTACAGGTATGCAACGGTTAGCGGTGCTTTCGGCAATGACAGACCAGCAGGAGAAAAATCAAATGCCAGAACAGTTGCGTAAATTACTCGCAAAACTCGGTGTGGAAATCGCCGAAGGTGCAGAGCTTACCGAAGAACAAGCGAAAACCGCCCTAGATGCGTTGGACGCTTTGCAAACAGATAAAGCCCACGCAGATAGTCAAGTTGCAGCATTGAGTGCGGCATCAAAAGAGGTTGATTTAACCGCTTATGTGCCAAAAGCCACTTATGATGCAATGGTATTACAGGTTGCAGCACTTTCCGCTAAAACCGATGAAGTAGAAATTGATAATGCAATTGCGAAAGCCCGTCAAGAGGGACGAGCGATTGAGTCCGAAGTGGATTACTTGAAAGATTTTGGCAAACAGCAAGGTGTGGTGGCGTTATCTGCAATGCTAGAAAAACGCCCTCAAATTGCTGCCTTATCCGCAATGCAAACGCAAACCACGAAAGTGACGAAAGAAACCCAAGGCGAAGCCGTGTTAAGTGCAGCGGATAAAGAAGCTGCAAAATTGCTCGGTATTAGCGAAGCTGATTACGCAAAAGAACTGGAGGCTAAATAATGGCAAATGTAACCCCTGAACTCGTCAAAGCCCTATTTGTTGGCTTTGGTAAAAACTTTAAAGAAGGTTTGGCAAAAGCACCTTCGCAATATAGCAAGATTGCGACTTTGGTGAAATCTACCACCGCATCAAATACTTATGCGTGGTTAGGTCAAATGCCTGGTTTAACCGAATGGATTGGTGATCGTACTTTAACCGCTATTCAGTCTCACGGTTATTCGATTGTAAACAAAGATTGGGCAAGCGGTGTAGAGATTAAGAAAACTGACATTGAAGATGACAATGTTGGTGTTTATAGCCCATTGATTGAAGAGCTTGGTCGTGCTGCAGCAGAAAAACCTGATGAATTAGTGTTTGGTGCATTAAAAGCAGGTTTTACTACGGTTTGTTATGACGGGCAGTATTTCTTTGACACCGATCACCCTGTTGGTGCAAATGTGGATGGAACAAGTCCTGTCTCCGTTAGCAATATTACTGATGATGGCACCAGTGTTACTGCAGATAAGGCTTGGTATTTGTTAGATTGCTCTCGCAGTTTAAAACCGATTATTTTCCAAGAGCGTAAAGCACCTACTCCGGCGCAGATTACTGATTTAAACGATGAAAAAGTATTTATGAAAAATACGTTTACCTACGGTGTAGATAGTCGTTCAAATGTGGGATATGGCTTTTGGCAACAGGCTCATGCCGTGAAAGGTGCATTGACTGCTGAAAACCTTTGGAAAGCCATTTCAGCAATGCGTGCGGTGCGTGGTGATGGCGATAAGCGTTTAGGGATTAAACCAACGCATATTGTCGTACCTCCATCTCTTGAGAAAGAAGCTACGCAATTACTTGAACGTGAATTCCGTGTTGAAAACGGGGCAACCGTAGACAACGAATTTAAAGGGCGTTTAGAGCTTATCGTTGCAGATTATCTCTAATTGCAAGCGGTCGGATTTGAGCTGTTTTTTGCAAATTCGACCGCCGTTTAAATGGTATTTAAAGAGGTTTTAACGGGGGAAAAATGAAATGGAAAAAGAACAACGCTATCAAGTTGTGGTGCATAGCAAAGTGCAAGATGGTTATCGCCGTGCTGGTTTCGCTTTACAAAAAGGCCCTAACTTGCTTATGGACGTCACGGCGGCACAAATTGAGCAATTCAAAGCCGACCCACGTTTGGTATTTGGCTCTCAAGACCCGATGCCGACGGAACCACTTGATGACTTATCAAAAGGGTTATCTCAAGACAGTTCGGATGACAAAGCCCAACACCGTGTGGACGGTGTCTTGGTTCCAGCCGATTTAACCGTTGAGCAATTAAAAACAAAGCTCAATGAGCTTAATGTTGCCTTTGCTAAAGATGCGAAAAAACCGGATTTAGTGGCATTACTTGAAACGGCGATGTCATCTACTACGTCAAAAGAAGGTGAATAATGTTATACGCCAGCCAAGCAAGTCTTATTAAACGCTATACCCTTGATGTGTTACTTAGCATTGCTCGAAATGGTGATCGCACCTTAGACGAAACCAAGGTACAAGAAGCGTTAGAAGATGCGTCGCAAACCATTGATAGCTACTTGGCTGGTCGTTATCGCTTACCACTGCAAACGGTGCCAGCCGTGTTAGAACGCCATTGTTGCTACATTGCTCGCTATTTCTTAGAAAAAAACCGTGCAACCGACCAAGCTCGTTTGGATTATGAAGATAGCATTAAATTTTTAGAAAAGGTTGCTTCAGGCTCTATTGCACTTGGGCTATCAGAAAACGATGAAACGGTGGAAACGGATAATTCAGCGGTAATGGAAAGTGCGGGCTCTGTATGGAGTCGTGAACATTCACGGGGGTTTATTTGAGTATTATTGCCGAAACCAGTGAGGCTTTAATTGCCAAAATTAAAGGGGTATGTGGCGATTATCTACGAGAAGTCGAAACACACCCTGGGCAATGGGATGACAGCTCTATCCGTCGTATTGTGCGTAATCCACCTGCGGTTTATGTGGCGTGGCTTGGGCAAATACCAAATGCAAATGCTCGCTTAGTGTCGGCTCGCTGGGGGATATTTGTGGTCGCTGATGTGTTGAACGGTCAGCGAAAAGATGATGTGGGGATTTACCAAATTGTCGAAACCTTAACAGCGGGTATACACAAACAACAAATAAGCCCTTCAGGGTTGTTTGAGTTGCAGACAGTACAAAATTTGTGGAGCGATACTCAAAGCGGTATGGGCGTGGCAGTTTATGGTATGTATTTTAATGCGGCTCAGCCTTTACCAAATGCTGTAGATGAGAGTGTGTTAGCGGATTTCAGAATTTACGACCATACCTTTAACCAAGACACTGACGAGCGAACTATTAATGGTAAAACTCGTTTACATATCGAACTACCAACCCAAGCAGATGAACAAGGGGGAATTGATGCCAACGTTTAAGATTAGACCTAAAGCAGGCTTGATTATTCGAGATCCTGATACTTTTGAACCCTTAAACGATAAAGGGGAAGAAAAGCCACAAAGCAGTTATTGGCTGAAACATTTAAAAAACGGTGATGTGGAATTAGTAGAAACGAAAACCACAAAAGAAACAAAAACTAAGACGGAGAACGCATAATGGCGATTTCTTTTAATAATATCCCTTCTGCAATTCGTGTGCCATTGACCTATATTGAATTTGATAATAGCAAGGCAGTCAGTGGTACGCCATCAGCATTACAAAAAGTGTTAATGCTTGGCACGAAATTGCCAACAGGCACAGCAACAGCCGGACAAGCTGTACGAGTAACGGCTCATTCGCAAGCAAAAACCTTGTTTGGTCGTGGGTCGCAGTTGGCTGAAATGGTGAAAACCTTTAAAGCTCACAATAATATGTTGGATTTGTGGTGTTTACCGTTAGATGAAGCGGAAAGCGGTGCCAAAGCAACAGGCTCGGTACAGTTGGTTGGTACAGCAACGCAAGCGGGTACATTAAGCCTGATGATTGCAGGGACAAACTATAAGCAGGCGGTTTCAAGTGGTGATACGGCTGCAATGCTTGCAACCAAATTACAAAAATTGATTGCTGCAGACAGTGATGTGCCTGTTACTGCAACGGTTTCCGATAGCACTATTACGCTTACTTGTCGATTTAAAGGCGAAGCGGGCAACGATATTGATGTGCGTTGTAACTATTACTCCGGTGAAACATTACCCGAAGGGATTAAAGTCAATATTACTACAATGCAAAGTGGGTCGGTAAACCCTGCTATGTCAGAGGCAATTACGGGCTTTGGTGCTGAGTGGTGGCATTATGTGATTAATCCATTTACGGATACAGAGAGCTTAAATCTGTTACGCACAGAATTAGTGAACCGTTGGGGGCCTCTCAAACAGATTGATGGCATTTGCTTTATGGCAAAACGTGGTACACACGGTACTGTGACTACGTTTGCAGAACAACGCAACGATTATTTGTTTAGTGTGATGCCAACCAGTCATAGCCCTCAACCTGCTTATATTTGGGCTGCAGCTTATGGTGCGGTGGTAGCTGGGTCTTTATCTATTGATCCTGCTCGTCCTGTACAAACGCTAGTGATGGATTTATTGCCTCCAGCAATGTCAGACCGTTGGGATTTACCTGAACGCAATACTTTGCTTTATAGCGGTTTAAGTACCTATACCGTCAATACTAATAGTCAGCCACAAATTGAAGCGGCGATTACGATGTATCGAAAAAATGCATTTGGGGATAACGATGAAAGTTATCTGTATGTGGAAACTATTGCGACGTTAAGTTATATCCGTTATGCGATTCGTACTCGCATTACGCAGAAATACCCACGCCACAAGTTAGCCAATGACGGCACACGTGTGGCACCAGGGCAAGCGATTGTAACTCCGAAAATTATCCGTAGCGAACTTTTAGCATTGTTTACAGAATTAGAATGGGCAGGTCTAGTAGAAGACTTTGATGCATTCGCAAAAACGTTGTTAGTTGAGCGTGATGATAATAATCCATGTCGTTTAAATGTGCTTTCAAACGAGAATTTAGTAAATCAATTCCGTATTTACGCACACGCAATTCAGTTTATTTTATAAGGAGCTTTAAATGGCAAATCAATATCAAGGAGTAGCTTATGTCCGTGTTAATGGGGCGGAATATGCTTCAGGGGATGATGCTACTCTTACCCCTGGTGGCGTAACTCGCGCGACTGTAAAAGGTAGCCGTGTTTATGGTTATCAAGAAACCCCTGAAGAAGCGACGGTAGAAGCCACTTTTTATAACAATGCAGAAACCGACGTAATGGCGTTAAAAGATATTACGAATGCTACGATTGAATTTGAAACCGATGTTGGTCAAACTTACCTTTTAGCAAATGCGTGGGTGGTCGATGCGGTAAGTTTAACGGGCAAAGGTGAAATTAAAATCAAGTTCGCTGCAGTGCAGTGTAAGCGAGTGTAATTATGCAATTAGTATTACAAACAGGATTAATGTATGGGGATGAACCGCAATATGAGGTGACGTTGCGTGAATTAACCACGGGGGATTTACTGGATGCCGAAGTTGCAGCAGAACGAATGATTATGTCGCCAGATGGCGTACCAGTGTTAGTGAAATCACCAGCGTTATTTGGCTATGAGATCTTACGCCGTCAAATTGCTTCGATTGGCAAAATTCAAGGCCCAATCACAATGAAAATGTTGCGTTCAATGACATCTGAGGATTTGCAGCGTATCTCCGTGTTTGCGGAAACCTGGGAAGCAACCAAAGCGACACAGGTGGTTGAGCGGGGGCGATTGGATGCAGCAGATACCGAAACTCGAAAAGACGTGTCTGCTGTTAGCTAAGCATTATAAAAGTAATCCAGACTGGTTACTATCTAGACCTATTTTTAACTTGCCACGCTATATTGGGTACATAAATACAGGAGAGAAAGATGGCAAATAATTCTACTTCGTTTTATGTCAATTTAGCGGGCAATGTCTCTTCACAAGCGTCCAAATTTGGCAATGCGTTATCGACGATGGCAAATAAGGGCGTTTCTAATATGAATAAGCTCAGTAATTCGGTGAAAAAAGTCGGTTCTGGGCTTGCATCGCTTTCTCAAAAAATCAATAACGTTGGCAATATTGCGTTGCCTGTTTTGGGCGTTGGGGTTGGTGCTGGTGCTGCTGCGGTGAGTAAATCTATGATTCGTGTGGCGGCAGATTTTGAGATGGCAAATATTCGGATGAAACAAACATTCGGTAAACGTGGCGATGAAGCAATGGCGTGGCTGAAGAAGTTTGCGACCGATACCCCAATGGCATTCGGTGATGTGCAAGATGCGGCAATGCAGATGATGACTGCCGGAATTGACCCGATGAACGGTTCTCTGCAAGCCCTTGTAGACTGGAATGCGAAAGTCGGTGGTAGCACGGAAAACCTGAACGCTTATATCTCCTCATTTGCCAAAATGAAAATCAAGGGCAAGATGTCATGGGAAGACATCCAGCCACTGCTTGAACGTAATGTGCCTGTATTGAAAATGCTTGCTGAAGCCACCGGTAATAAATATACCGAAAAGCAGATTATGAAAATGATCCAAGACGGCAAAATGCAGGGGGCAGCTCTGGACGCACTTTGGAAGCAGATGGGTAAAAATGCAAAAGGTGCAGCCAAAGAACAGATGAAAACTTGGGACGGTTTGGTATCAAACCTTGAGGATACTTGGGTTTCGATGCAAGCTCAGTTTATGGAGCACGGTGCATTTGATAGCCTAAAAAAAGAATTGGGTAGCTTTTTAGAATGGCTGAACAGCAAAATTGATGATGGCACGTTAGATGAATTTGCCAAAACCGTGAGCGAAACCTTAACCGATGCATTGAAACAACTGAAAGAAACTGCGAATGATGTTAAGCCGATTTTAGAGAAAGTCGGCTCTGTGATGGGGTGGGTATCAGAGCAAGCTGGTGGCTATGGCAATATTGCCAAGTTTGTGGGTGGCTTTTATCTTGCGAATAAAGTGGCAAATTGGGGGATTACCCAAAAAACGGTAAAAGGTGGCTGGGGGCTTGCTAAATGGGGCGTAGGTAAATTTCGTAAAAATAAAGGCGGTGTAGCTAATGATGTGGCTGGTGCTTTAGGGGAAACTGTGGGGGTTACGCCTGTTTATGTTACGAACTTTCCTGCGAGTTTTGGCGGTGGTTATGGTGGTGTTGAACAGGATAAACGTAAAAATAAACGTCAAAACAATAAAAAAGGCAATGGCAAAAACCGTGTTGCCAGAGTAACCACGGCGGTGGCGAGTAATGCAGAAAAAGCTGTGGCTAATAAAGGGGTAACACAAGCGGTCGGAAACACAGTGAAATCTGCAAGCCAATCACTTAGTGCAACCACTAAAGCGGCAACATCTGCCATTAGTCGTACTGCAACCCGAGCGGTACCTTATTTGAATGTGGCTGCTTCTGCGGTAGAGGGGGCTATGGTTTTAATGGATGAACAATCAAGCACTCAAGATAAATCGGAAGCGATTGGCTCTATTGCCGGTGCAACCGCAGGCGCTATTGTCGGACAAGCTCTTATTCCTATTCCAGTGGTGGGGGCTGCCGTTGGTTCTTATGTGGGCAGTTGGTTAGGGGAATGGCTTGGCTCTGAGGTGGGTGAATATCTATCTGATCCTGAGCCGATAAAAAATGAATTAAATGGCACTATTCAGGTGGCGGTGAAAGCCTCTGAACATCTGATTGCGACTGCAACGGCAAGTAAAGTGCAAACCAACCAAAAACAAGACAATATGAATATTGCCGTGCAAATGGGTACGCTTGGGCCTGGTATGGGGATGTGGTAGGAGTAATGAATGACAAAGATGACAGGCAAAGGTAGTTATCGTGGCGTCCCGTTTTTAATTGAAGATGAGCAAAGTCAAAATGGGGGACGTCGTGTTGTTACGCACGAATATCCTTTACGCAATGATGGTTTAACGGAAGATTTAGGCAAACGCCTACGTCATTATTCGGTAAGCTGTTTGGTGATTGGTGATGATCATATTTCACAAGCGGAAGCATTAGTTGATGCATTAGAAGCAGATGGTGCCGGCACGTTAAAACACCCTTATTTTGGTACGCTTGAAGTGCGTGTTGATGATTATCGGATGCGCCACTCTACCGCTCATCAGCGTGTTACTCGGTTTGATATTACTTTTTTACCGGCACTAGATAGCAATGCTCCGGAAATTGCAGAAGATACGGCTTATTCTGTCCTTACAGAATACGAAAGTGTGCTAGATAGTCTTGCTGATGAATTCGCAGAAATGGTGGAAGATGTATCAGGCTTTATTGAGTCAATGGTCGATAATCCGCTTTATCGCTTAGCAGATACGACGATGGGGTTTATTGAAAATGTCTTTGAGGGTGTGGCAAATACAGTAAGTGGCTTGACCGCAGTAAAAGATAAGGCGTTATCAATAAAAAATCGCCTATATGGGTTGCTACTTACCCCTAAAGTGTTGGCTAGAGAACTGCAAGATTTGACCAAACTTAATGTAAAAAGTGCGGTAAATTCACAGCGACAATTTGTACAGCATATTGTTATTACTGACTCTATCGACACAGCATTAAACAATCTCACATCAGGTAAAACGGAAATCAGCAAAAGTACCCTAGATGAGATGATGGCAGCGAAAACGAACAATGTGAGTGAAAGTGATATTTTAAGCCGTCAGTTTCGTAATTTACACGAGCAAGAGATCTTTGATGCTTTAATGAATAAGACTACCTTCTTGTTGAAACGTTTGGTGCTGTCTACGCTTGCGGTTGAATATGGCAAGGCAATCTCTGATGCGGTTACGGAATCGGTGGCACAAAAAGCGGTAACAGAAAGCACGGTGGCGGGGTTGATTGAGTCGAAAGCCGATGTGCAACGCTATATCACTGAAGTCGATGAGCAACTGGAAGCGGTTATTTTAGATAACGCCGACGCAGAACAATGGAAAAGTTATCAAGTCCTTGAAGCTTATCGTTTGATTTTGTTAAAAGACTTGCGAGTGCGTGGTGAACGGTTAGCAAATGCGGTGGATATTACGTTAAAAGATACCTTCCCTGCAGTATTGTTGGAATATCAACATACCGGTAATGCGGTAACGTGGAAACGCTTGGCGTTGCGAAATGGCGTTGCTCATCCGTTATTTTGTTTGGGCGGTTCAACCATTGAGGTGTTGCAATAATGGCAGAAGAAAAAAACTTACCTAAAATTGAGTTGTATTTAAACGGTAAAATCTTTTCTGGTTGGAAAACGGTCAATATCCAACGTTCACTTGAATCAATGAGCGGTCGCTTTGATTTAGGTATTGCAGTACGTCCTGAGGATGATATATCGGTACTGAAAGTTGGAGCGTCTTTAGTGTTAAAAGTGGGCGGTCAAACGGTAATTACAGGCTATTTAGATGAGTTAAAGCAAAGTATCTCAGGCACAAATAAGCAGATTGATATTAGCGGACGAGATAAAACCTGCGACTTGGTGGATTGTGCCATTATTCACAACAGCTACCAATTTAAAAACCAGACGGCAAAACAGATTGCTGAAGCGATTTGCAAGCCGTTTGGGATTAAGGTGGTGTGGAATGTGACCACGGCAGAAGCTAATGAGCGTATCCCAGTATGGCAAGTGGAACCTGGGGAAACGGCATTTGATAATTTAAGCAAAATCGCTCGCCATAAAGGTGTGTTGGTCACAAGCGATGTGGACGGCAATTTAGTGTTTACTGAACCAAGTACTGCCCACGTGGGTGAATTAACGCTTGGTGTAAACCTGTTGGAGTTAGAACAGATGGATAGCTGGCACCAACGTTTTTCGCTTTATCGGGTCATTGGTGATGCAGAGCAAGGCGGTGAAAAAGGCGATGTGGCAACCAAAAATAAAGCGGTCAAAAGTTCTAATTCAAATAAATCAGATAAAGATAACGTAGCCGAGTTTACAGGATTTGTGGGGTAAAGAATGAGTGCAAGTGGTTTAAAAGTTGAAGTGGAAGATCCTGCCATTACTCGTTATCGTCCGACCATTATTATTGCCGATGATAATATGACTGGGGCAAGTGGCTATCAACGTGCCGATTGGGAACGTAAACGACGTACCGCAGAAGGCTCGAAAGCCACCGCAAAGGTTCGGGGTTGGTTTAAACCTGATGGTTCGCTTTGGCTACCTAATGAGGTCGTGGTACTTGATGCCCCACTGTTTGGCATTAATAAAGTGGAGCGTTTAATTGTTGATTGCAACTATACCCTTGATGATAGCGGTATGGTGACCGTGATGACATTAATGCACCGTGATGCATTTGACGAACCAGCCGATGAAACCTTGGACGATGTGGACGGTACAAGCAGTAAAAAATCATCGAAAAAAGGCAAGAAAGCTAAATCGAAGAAAGCGAAAAAATCTGATAAAGATAACGTCGCTGAATTTACAGGTTTTGTCTAATACGAATTTAAACGTTATTTAAAGGAGATTTATGCAAGCTTTAAATCGGGTGATTGCCCCACTTAAACGAGGGTTGCAATTATTAGTGAGCCGTGCGGTCGTGTCAGTTGTTAATGATGCGTATGCTCGGCAAAATTTACAGCTCCGCTTACAATCCGACGAGGTTGCCGATGATGTGGAGCGGTTTCAAAATTACGGGCATTATTCGGTACCCAAGGCGGGTGAAGCGATTGTGGTGTCGGTGGGCGGAAAACGTTCGCACTTGGTTGCTGTTGTGGTGGATGATAAAAGTGTGCGTCCCGCTGGGTTGATTGCAGGCGATTCTGTGTTGTATCATTTAGATGGTCACCAACTCCGACTCACCGAAAATGGCGAAGCCATCCTTTCTTGTAAAAAATTCACGATTGAAACTGAAACCCTTGACTGCAAAGCTCAGACAGTTACGTTTGATAGTCCGCAAACAACGTTTAAAGGCGATGTTGATATTATGGGAACATCAACAGCAACAGATCATAAGTCGGGCGGAATCAGTGCAAAAGACCACGACCACGAGCAGAAAGTGGGTAAACCTGTTCCGTAAGGAGCAGTAAAATGTCAGATTTAGCCTTGCAATGGCGAGATGGCGAAGGCGACTTGGTTTTAGATAACGAGTCGCTTTTATTAGATGATACGCTTACCAATGCCATTGTCATTAGCCTTTTCACTGATTTACGTGTGGATGGTGAGCGTGGTTGGTGGGGTAATTCATTTAATTCTGATGATTATCAAATGGGCTCAAAGTTATGGACGTTGAGCCGTTCTAAACAATTAGCGAGTGTACTTGATGATGCACAACGCTTTGCTACCGAAGCCTTGCAGTGGATGCTTGATGATAAGGTAGTTCGCAGTTATCAAGTTTTTGCTTCTAATCCAGCCCCTTCAGTTCTGTTGTTAGAAATTTCGTGTGTGATGCCAAACGGTAGCACAGAGCAACGTACTTTCACAGCAAACTGGAGCCTTTAATGTCTTTTAACTCTCCGACATTATCAAGTTTAATCAAACAAGGTGAGCAACAATTTCAACACCGTTTCCCAACGCTTAAACGTAATAATGTTTTAAGTGTGCTCAACCGTATTTGTGCGGCAATGAGTGCTGGGGAACATATGCACCTTGATTGGCTTGCCCGTCAGATTATCCCGACTACCGCCGAAGAAGAATACTTAATCGAATACTGCCTTTATAAAGGTATTGTGCGTAAGCAAGCAACCACTGCTTCGGGGTATCTCACTGTGACCGCAGCCATTGATACTACTATTCCAAAAGGTACGGTGTTTGAAGATAGCTCAAGTGGCTTAACTTACATTACAACAACCGAAATGAGTGTGAAAGCCGGTACGGCTGATATTGCCGTGCAATGCGAAACGGAAGGTGCTGATGGGAATTTATCGGTGGGTGTCTCTCTCTCATTAACTTCAGCAATTTTGGGGTTACAGCCTACTGCAACCGTGAAATCAATGACAGGTGGTACGGATATTGAGCCTTTATCTCGCTTACTTGCTCGCTTGATATATCGAGTACAAAACCCACCCGCAGGCGGTGCGCCACACGATTATATTCGTTGGGCAACGGAAGTCGCTGGAGTGACTCGGGCGTGGTGTTTCCCTCGTTATTGTGGTGGTGGTACTGTTGGTGTTGCATTTGCTTGTGATGACCGAGAAGACATTTTACCCACGGCTGACGATATTGCCCGTGTGAAATCTTACATTACAGGGCATAAAAACGAAGCCACAGGACAATTTGAAGGTATGCCTGCAAATGTAGAACTTTATGTATTTGCACCAAAGTTTCAAGCGGTTAATTTTAAGATCCGTCTTACACCTGATACGCCAACGCTACGCCAAGCCGTACACAAAAGCCTTGCCGCATATCTTGCCAATGCCGGCGTGGGCGCATTGCTTTATCTCTCACAAATCCGTGCGACTGTTTCCAACACGGCAGGTGAAGTGGACAATAGAGTGATGTATCCAACTGCTGATGTGAAACTACTCTCCGATAACATTGCAACGCTAGGGGAAATCGAATGGCTATGACACAGGAGCAGTATTTAGATGCTGCGGTGAAATTGCTCCCAGTGGGATTGGCTTGGAAGAGAGCTTTAAATAGTCATTTAACTAAAGTGCTTGCAGTGCGATGTGACCAACTTGTTGAGGTAAACAATAAAGCTCACCAACTGATTAAAGAGAGAATGCCAGGGAAAGCCACGCTTTTGCTTGAGGAATGGGAAGGTTTTTTTGGTTTGCCAGAATGCGGACGAAAAATCACAGGTAAAACACTGGAACAACGACAACAGCAAGTACAAGAAAAAGAAAATGAAGTTGGCTCGAATTGCAAGCTATTTCTAGAAGAAATCGCACAAAAAGCAGGATTTAAAGTAAGAGTTTTGAATCATTATCCTCATCATTGTTTGAGGGATTGTACTTATCCACTTTATGAGCAGGAAAACCATTGGCGAATTTTTATTTACAGTCCTGCCGTATCAATTATTCGGCAAGCGACTTGTTTAGATGATGTGTTGAAAAATTTAGTGTTATTTGAGCGTAATAAAGAGTTGGAATGTTTATTAAAACGCTATGCATATGCTCATTTAGAATTTGTATTTATTTATGAAGAGGAAGCTCAATAATGTATCACTTAGACAATGAATCAGGTGTTTCTACTTTTGCATTAGCACCAGTAAAAAACACTCAACGTCTTTGGTTTACGGAAGGTGGTCATGGTAACGCTATCAGCTATCCTGGTGCAGACTGGTTTAATATGGTGCAGGCAGAATTGCTTTCTATTTTAGATGATGCAGGTATTCAACCGAATAAAGGGCAATTAAATCAGATCTCGCTTGCTATTCGTAAATTATCAGAAAATAAAGTGGAAGATTTTAGCCAAAACCTCAAACAAGCTGACGGCTACAAACTCGTGGGACGTTGTAAATCTATCGCAGAACTTCGCACTATCCGCCCGACAGAGCATGGTCAGCGGATTCTTGTTGATGCCTACTATGAAGGTGGTACAACTGGCGGTGGTGAGTTTGTGGCAGATTTGCAAGATATGATTACGCCTGATGATGGTGGGGTGTGTTTTGTGGTTGATGGAAATGGGGGA